TTTTTGGGAATAATCGCTATGAGTATGCTTATATTGCTGATGAGTATCCTGATGATATTCTTTGGGATGTCAGTAAAATACTTATTGCCTATCTTGATATCGAAGTTGGATCCGAAAACGGATTTCCAGAACCAAGAGATGCAAACGAGTCAATCACAGCAATCAGTATCAAAGTCAAGGGTAATTATTTTGTGTTTGGTTGCGGCGATTATGTCAAGCATCGTGACGACGTGCACTATGCAAAGTGTCGCGATGAGTCCGATCTCATACGACGCTTCCTCGACCTATGGAGCCGATGGCACCCAGATGTTGTAACTGGTTGGAATATTGAAACGTTCGATATTCCCTATCTCGTAAATCGTATCAAGAAAGTTCTTGGTGAAGATGAAGCCAAGAAGTTATCGCCATGGAATCGTATCAACGAAAACGAAGCATTCATTATGAATCGCTCTACTCAGGTGTACGATATATCTGGGATTTCTATTCTTGATTACATCCAACTCTATCGCAAGTTCACTTATTCACAACAAGAGTCTTATCGTCTTGATAATATTGCTCACGTTGAGTTAGGCGAGAAGAAGATTGACTACTCAGAGTTCGAAACTCTACATCAACTATACAAACACGACTATCAAAAGTTCATTGAGTATAATATTAAAGACGTAGAACTTGTAGAGAAACTCGAAGACAAAATGAAACTCATTGAGTTGGCTCTCACTCTTGCGTACGATAACAAAGTCAATTATGATGATGTGTTCACGCAGGTTCGTATGTGGGATGCGATTGTTTACAATTATCTTCTACGCAAGAAGATTGTCATTCCGCAGATGAAGCGTGGCGATAAGAAAACTGCGTACGAGGGTGCGTATGTTAAGGATCCTATCCTCGGCATGCATGAGTGGGTTGCTTCGTTTGACTTGAACAGTTTGTATCCGCACTTGATCATGCAGTATAACATTTCGATGGAGACTCTTGTTGATCCTTCGAAATATAATGACAACATGCGTGGATTTATCAGCAATTGTAATGTGAGCGTTGATACTTTACTTAATCAAGAAGTAGATACAGCAATCCTAAAAGATCTTGGCGTTACCGTAACGCCGAATGGTCAACTGTTCCGCATTCAAGAACAGGGTGTAATGCCTGAGATTATGGATAGCATGTACAAAGATCGTACACGCTATAAGAAGTTAGCGATTGAAGCGAAGAAAAAAATTGAAACTGTTCTCGAGGATAAGAATCAAGTGAACTATCTCGAGAAGCAAGTCGCTCGATATAATAATCTTCAGTTGGCAAAGAAAGTTACTCTAAATTCCGCTTACGGTGCACTGGGCAATCAATACTTCCGCTTCTTTGATATTCGTATCGCTGAAGGTATCACGACAGCAGGTCAGTTGTCTATTCGTTGGATTGAACAAAAGATCAATCAATACATGAATGGTTTACTCAAAACCAATGGCGAGGATTATGTCATCGCTTCTGACACTGACTCAATCTATCTGAACATGGGTCCATTGATCAAGAAACTTTATCCTGATACTTCTGACACCAAGAAAGTTATCAAGTTTATGGATAAGGTTTGTGACGATAAGATTCAGCCATTCATTGATGCGTCGTATGAAGAACTGAAAGAATATGTGAATGCATTTCAACAGCGCATGGAAATGAAGCGTGAGTCGCTGGCTGATAAGGCTATCTGGACTGCAAAGAAAAGATATATCCTTAATGTTCATAATAGCGAGGGTGTTGCTTATACGAAACCCAAACTTAAGATTATGGGTCTTGAGGCGGTGAAGTCTTCAACGCCATCTGCTTGCCGCACAAAGATTAAAGAAGCAATTAACATTATCATGACGCAAAGCCAAGACGATCTTCACAAATTTATTGAGAAGTTTCGCCATGAGTTTAAAGATCTGCCTGTTGAAGATATTGCGTTCCCGAGATCTGTAAATGGATTGACAGAATATGCTGATGCTGCGAATATCTTTAAGAAAGGCACACCGATTCATGTGAAGGGTGCGCTGGTGTACAATCATTTCTTGAGAGCCAAGAATCTAACAAAGAGATACCAACTGATTCAAGAAGGTGAGAAGATTAAGTTTATCTATCTGAAACAACCAAACATTTTCAACAATAATACTCTTGCGTTCCTGTCTGGTATTCCTAAACAACTTGGCGCCGAGCAATACATTGACTATGATCTACAGTTTGAGAAATCGTTTCTCGAGCCTCTCGATATCATCTTGTCTACAATAAATTGGAACGCAGAGAAAGTAAATTCGATTGAGGATTTCTTTTCATGATCAGTGTTATTATTCCAACAATGTGGAAGCCTGAACATATTGATAGGATGCTTCCAATTTTAAATGGTCATCCATTAATTGGTGAAATCATTATCATTGACAATGATCGAAGCAAGACTAAACATGACTTGTTAAAAAAGATTGACAAACTTGTATATTATTGCTTTGAAGAAGGAAACATATTTGTAAATCCAGCATGGAACTTTGGTGCTAAAATTGCCAAGTATGACAAATTATTTTTCTTGAATGATGATTGCCTCGTCAATCTAACAGCACTTCAAACTATATACGATGAGATTACAGAAGATAAAGGTATTCTTGGTTTCTCTGCATTAAGTTATTGCACATATACTATAGATGCATATGATACGCTTGCTTCCTCTGGATTTGGTGTTGATGTTTACATTGAGCCGATAGATCCAAGAGAATATCCGCATACTTCTGGAATGCCTCATATGTCATATGGCTCGGCAATGTTTATGCATAAAAAGAATTACACCAAAATTCCAGATGACTTCAGGATATACTATGGTGATCTTTTTATCTATGTGACAAATTTAAAAAACGGATTGCACAATTATATTATAGAAAATGGTCTTGTTGTTACGCATATGTCTACAACAGTGAATACAGTAGCAAAAGATATCTTGGTGCATGAGGGAAATATTCTTAGAGATAAATTTGCTGAATATGGATTAAAGGGTATAAAATATCAAATCCCAAGAAGAGATTTCTGACTTTACAACAAACTTAAAATACGTTATAATTTATACATATCACAAACATACAGGTGACGCATGAGCCTACTCGATAAACTCAAGAAAAATTCTACAATTAAGGATACCGCAATTCTTTCTCGTTCGATCTTCTTCGAAGAGAAAGATATGATTCAAACAATGATCCCTGCGATCAACGTTGCGTTGTCAGGTTCTCTTGAGGGTGGTTTTACTCCTGGTCTTACAATGTGGGCTGGTCCGTCTAAGCACTTCAAGACTGCGTTTAGTTTGATTATGGCAAAAGCCTATCAGGACAAATATCCTGATGCTGTTATTTTATTCTACGATTCTGAGTTTGGTACTCCGCAATCATATTTCGAGAACTTCGGTATTGATAAGGAGCGTGTTGTTCATACTCCTATCACTGATGTTGAGCAATTAAAGTTTGACATCATGAATCAGTTGACTAACATTGAGCGTGGCGATCGCGTGATGATTCTGATCGACTCAATCGGCAATCTTGCTTCAAAGAAAGAAGTTGAAGATGCGATTGAGCAGAAATCTGCTGCGGACATGACTCGTGCGAAGCAAATCAAATCCCTGTTCCGTATGGTGACCCCACACCTTACGCTGAAGGATATCCCGATGGTTGTGGTCAATCACACATATATGGAAATTGGTATGTTTCCAAAAGCCATCGTCGGCGGCGGAACAGGCTCCTATTACTCTGCTGACAATATCTACATCCTCGGTCGTCAGCAAGAAAAAGATGGTGCTGATCTTGTTGGTTATAGTTATATCATCAATGTGGAGAAGTCTCGTTATGTTCGTGAAAAATCAAAAATCCCTGTTACTGTCCGTTTTGATGGTGGTGTTAGCAGGTTCTCTGGGCTCTTGGATATGGCGCTTGAATCAGGTCACGTCACCAAGCCATCTAACGGCTGGTATTCACGTGTAAACACTGAGACTGGTGAAGTAGAAGCCAAGAAGTGGCGTCTTGCTGATACAGATTCAGCTGAGTTCTGGGATCCTGTTCTTGCGACTGAATCGTTTAAAGATTGGGTTCGTGAAAACTATTCGTTTGGCGCTATTAATGAATCTGTAGAGGTTGCAGATGATTGATAATCTAATCGCTAAACTTGAATTTTGGTACGTCAAAAAATTCTATAAAGTAGATAAACAATACACTTTCTTCGTGGACCTTAATGGTCCACCAGGAAGTTTTGCTGTAAAATTCTTGGGAAAATATGATGGTGTGATTGTTGAATTCACTGAAGTCAAAGTAACTGATGATGGTTTATTAAATTTTGATTATGATATTATCTCAAATTTAAACAACGTAAATGTCAAGAGTAAATCGTTTGTTCGGTTTACTTCTAATGTAATGCGTAGTATACTTATGAGTGCCATTGACAATGCGATGAAGGAACCAAATGAAAGCAGAAACACTGATCCTGTCAAACTTGATTCGGAACGAGACCTTTATGAGGAAGGCGTTGCCGTTCCTGAAGAGCGAGTACCTGACCGAAAGCCACGAAAGAAAGGTGTTCGAGGAAATAAAACAGTTCGTTCTGAAGTACAACAGTCTCCCGCCGACAGCAGCACTGGAGATTAGTCTTAAAGAGTCTACCAAACTCACTGAAGTTGAGTTAAATAAGTCACTTGAACTGCTAAAGGAGATAGCAGGTGACAAATCAGAACAAAAACTCGAGTGGCTTCTTGACACTACAGAAAAGTTTTGTCAAGAAAAAGCAATCTATAATGCTATCATGGACTCAATTCAGATACTCGATGGCAAAGATCAAGCGAGGGGCAAAGGAAGCATT